CACCTTGGTGCCGTCGGCATTGAGCTGGAAATTGACCGTAGTGGGCGTGAGTTTGAAGACATCGAAGAGGTTGTGCAGCACACTGCCATCGGCGTCCAGGATCACGCCCTTCAAGGCGCCCATGCGAAGGTGTTCCAGGGTGATGGCGTGCTTGTTGCGCATGGACTCCAGATGCTGGGCCAGCACCTGCGCCACCGTTTCCATTTCGGTCTCAGAGCCAAAGGCGCGTACACCCTGGATTTCTTCGGGCAGCACCACGTCTTCAAGCGGAATATGCGGGATCACGAAGGAGTGCAGTTGACGCTTGTCGTGCTTGTTCTGCGTCGCGGCGCTGCCCACCGGCAAGCTTGGCAGCAGGTTCAGCGTGCCATTGCGCGATTCGATCACCACCGAGCGGGTGCGCACGGGCTTGGTCGGGAACAGGTTGAGTTCTTCGAGCCGACCGTAGCGGTTGGGGATGAGGTTGATGGCCGCCGTGAGGCTGGCCATCGAGAACCCGGGGTTCTGGAAAGGGTTTTGCATGAAAGGGCTCCAATAAAAGGAACGGCCCGCGGGATGACCAGCGGGCCGAAGGGATGACAGAGGAAAGTGGGTGCAGTGGCGAGGTCGGGTGGGTTCAAACAGCGTCGCGGACCAGAATGCCCAGTGCGCGCAGCTGGGCAATGGCGGCCGCTTTCTGCTCCGCCGTGATAGCCGCGGGCCAGATCAGCGCATCGCGTAACACAATGGCGTGGCGGACCACCACCAGGGCGTCGGGGTTGTCTGCAGCAGTTGCATCGCAATCGTTGAGCAGCACACCCGTGGCTTCAGCCAAAGAGCCAATGTCATTTGGATCGAGCGGGGCGCTCTTGCCAGTGGCCGTATCGGTGGAGACCACGGTGCCCAGCATCAGGTTGTGGCCCGCTGCGAGGGTGGTGTGTTCACGGGAATAGCGGTTTTCGCCCTCGAAACGCAACAGGTCGGCGAGATCAAAGGCTTGGGTGATGACAGACATGGGGGAGTTCCTTTCTTAGGCGGTGCCAATGAGTTTCTTGACGGCCGCGACGATCGGCGACGTTTCGGCGTGACTGGGTACGGCGGTACCGGCCTCAGCGGTGATGGTCGAGCGAATTTCGGTGGCCTCAGCGTAGGCGGCACGAGCATCGATCAGCACGCGGCGCACCTCGGACTGAGACTTGCCCGCCGCGATGAATTCAGCGGCACGCTCAGGACAACCGGCGAGCATGCAAACTTCAGCGATGGCCTGCGCGGTTTGGGTGACATCACGTTTGGCATCGGCCACGGCTTGCGCCAGTTGCGCAGCAGCTTCGTCGCCACCGGGAATATCGATGGTTTGTTCTTCACTCATGTTCAGATCCTTTTTAGGATTAGCCGTCTCAGTACGGAAGACGCCCCGCGCCTGAGACGGCGACTGGGTCAGGGCGTTTTTAGGGGCGTTGAGAAACAACTGAAATTCGGTCAGGGTGGCGTCCAGGGTTTGGATACCATCGGCAAGCCCCTGGACCACGGCATTCGCGCCGAAGAACAGTCCAGCCTCGGTCGCACGTACGGCATCGAGATCCAGCCCGCGCATGGCCGCGACATGTTCAGTGAAGATCGCGTAGAGCCGGTCGACTTCACTTTGCAGTTCCGACTTGGCTGCATCCGACAAGGGTTCGTGCGGCGAGTAGTCGTTCTTGTGCGCGCCAGCGGTGATGGCGGTGTAGCGGTAGCCGTCGTTGGCGTCCTTGATCGACTGGTCAATATGCAGCGCAATGACCCCGATCGACCCGACGCCACCGGTTTCGGTGACGAACAGACGTTGGGCACTGGCAGCAATCGCATAGGCGGCTGAATACGCCGCATCGTTGGCGACGGCCCAGACGGGTTTGATGGTGGCTGCCTCACGCACACGGCGGGCCAATTCGAAACTGCCCGAGGCTTCACCGCCCGGGGAATCGATGTCGAGCAGGATGCCGCTGACCATCGGATCGGCGACGGCCGCATCCAGCATCGCAGCAATCTCTTTGTAGGACGTCAGGCCTGAGGCGGCTTCCATGCCGAGTGAGCGCTTGACGAGCGTTCCCAGAATGGGAATGACGGCAATCCCCGTTGGAGCGGTGGTAGCCGACTTCGGTACCGGCAAGGCCAGATCCGCCAATGGAGGCGCGACGCCTAAGCGCTCGCCCATCACCGCCAGAATGACATCGAGTTTGGCGCGATGGACGAGCAAGGGCGTCCCGAACAGGCGGGAAGCGAGGTGAGGCAGCATGAACTACTCCAGAGAAGTATCAGTTGAGAGATCGGACAGCGTGGCATCGCTGGCCGGTGGTGAAGGAGTCGTCAGGGGTTGGTCGTAACGGGGATCCGAATCGAAGACCAAACCCAAGGCATCGGCTCGGGCGTTGTCAGCGGCAATCTCACGATCCACGTCCTCAGCGTCGTAGCCATTACCGGAGATCGCTTCCGACCGGCTCATGAGGCCCGCGCGAATCGCCAACTTCATGGCGTTGTATTCCTTCTGCGGGTCCACCCATTTCCAGCCCTGTGGGATCCACTTGGCGGCTTGGTATTGGCGTTGGCTTTTTCGGTAGGTGGGTAAGTCGAGGACACCTTCGAGCACGGCCTGATCCATCCAGGCACGCCAGATCGGGCGGCACAGTTGGTGCACGATCACGCCGTGCTGCAAGGCTTCGCAGCGGCGACGGAACTCCAGCAGACCCGCCCGGATGGAGGAGTAGTTCACCTGGGTCAGGTCCCCAGTGAGCATCTCGTAGGTGATTCCCATGGCCGCAGCCACTGCCCGAAACTGCTGACGCATGAATTCGGCGTAGGACGAACCGACATCCGCCGGCGCCGAGAACTTGATGTCCTCCCCGGGCTCCAGGATCTGCAGCGTGCCGGGCTCCATACCGGCCAATGCGACGCCATTGGCATCGGCCGCCGACTCGCCCATCAGGTTGTCTTCTGGGGCCATGCGGGTGATGAAACCAGCGAACATGGCGGCGGTTTTCTTGCGAACCAGTTCGGCGTCGTCGTACTGATCCAGTTCATTGAGCTTGACCAGTGCCCGCGTCAGCCACGGCTCGCCTCGGATCTGCCCTGGTCGCAAGGGACGGAACAGATGAATCACTTCAGTGGCATCCACCCGCACGGTGTCCATGCCGCCTTGGCTGGACATCGGGGCCAAGAGCCCATCGTTCGGGTGGGAGCGGTACAGGTGGTACGCCACCCGGCGACCCAAGCGGTCGAACTCGATGCCGGCACGGATCACATTCCCGCCGGGCAGATCCCGATTCAGGATGGTCGGCAAGTGTTCCGCTTCCAACACCTGAATCTGCAAGGCCACCGGCAAACCATCTTCGATACGTCGGTAACGCAGTCGGATCAGTGCTTCGCCGCCCTCGAGCATGGCGCGCGTGGCCAAGGCCTGCAGACCGTAGAAGTCGGTGAGCCCTGCGGCATCGGCTTGCTCGCACCAGTCCCACCACAGGCTATGAATGGCTTCACGGGTTGCCTGGTCTTGCACCATGCTCTGCGGCTTGATGCCGGTGCCGATCGCGTTGGCCACGAAGGCTTCAATCCCGGCAGCGGCCCAAGCATTGCGCCGCACCAGATCCCGGCTCTTGGCGCGCAGCTCGTCCTGGGCCAGCGACAAAGCGGCCACGGCACCGGGGTTGCCCGGCATCCAGGCCAGCGCCCGGCGACCACCGCCGACACCGTCATAAACTGGCGTGCCGCCGAACATGCGGCGGCTGATCCGGGACATGGTTTTGAGCCAGGCCATCAGAGCGCCTTGCTCGTATCCACACGGATCTGGCGCGATTTCGGAGCACCAGACTCACGGGCGATCGTGGCCTCAACCTCAGCGATCGCCGCCTTGAGATCGGCTACGCTGCGGTACTCGATGCTCTTGCCCTCGTAGGTCACACGGTGCTCGCCGCTGGCCAAGGCTTCGCGCAAGGCCTGGAGGTGTTCAGGGGTGTAGGTCATGTCAAGTCATCCATCGACTGCGCACCACCCGGCGCGAAGCCGGTGTTGTGGTGCCAGAAGAGCTGAGGCCACCGTCGAACCGTTGTTCTCGGGTGGCCTCGGTGGTGTCAGTAGTGATGGCGTCGGTTGGAGGATCTATTCCTGCCGATTTCTCGCCGAGTTGCTTTTCCAATTCGAGCCAGTGCCGGTCCTCGAACCGGTCCAGGCCAGCCGCTGCGGCGGCCGCGCGGGCGTAGACGTAGCAGTCCAGCGCCTCATTGCGCTCGCGCATCTTTTGCCACTCGCGGTGGGCAAAGCCGTTGCGGTCGCGCCGGGTGATCAGTTGCTCGGCACACAGCTGCTGCAGATATTCAGCATCCACCTTGGGCAGGTGAACGTAGCCGGCGGGGTAGATGGTCGTCACGCCGTCTTCTGCCACCTCGGCGCTCTTGCGCAGGTTGTTGTAGAACTCGAGCTTGGCAATACCGCCGGCCACCGGGAACACCTTGATGCCCCGGCGCAGTTTCTTGCCACTGACCGTCGCGTCCACCGCCGTGGGTGTGCCAATCAGTGCGGCGCCACCGGCAATGCCCTTGATCGGCATCAGCCGGGCATCACGCACACTGCGCACAAAGGCATAAGCCTCCTGGGTGGCGTAGCCGGTATCCAGGGCGATCCTTGCCAGGCTTAGCTGACAGCCACTGCTGTGGGTCCAGGTTTCGCTCATCAGCTTAGCGAGAGCCGACCAGACCTCGGTGCGAGCGGTGTCCCCCATCAGCACCCGGTGTTCCACCAGCCACGAAGCCTTGCCGCGCCCAAAGGCCCAGACCGAGACTTCGATCCGGTCCTTCTGCACGTCGGCACCAGCGGTGAGCAGCAAGCCGCCCGTGGGCACGGTGCCGACGCGGTAATCCTCCCGCCGCTCCAGCAGACGCTGCCAATCCGGCGCTTCGCCCTCCTCGACCCAGGTCTCACCCAGTTCGGTGTTCTTGAAGGTCTTGATGGCCGAAGCCGAACGCGTGTCGGACATCGCTGCCGACTCCCAGGCTCGGGCAATCTCGATCCAGCTGCGCCAACCGACCGGGCTGTAGAGGCTGGAGAGATGGAAACCTGCCGTGCGACCGGCGTTCTCTGGCGCGCAGGCCTGCCACTGGCCGTTTTCCAGCATCCAGGTCTTGTGATGCTCGGCGATGGGTTCGGCACAGCCTTCGCAGATGTAGGCCGCTGTTTCCGGCTGTCCGCTCTCCCAGCGCAGTTGCTCGAAGCGCAGCCACTGACGGTGTGCGCAGTGCGGGCACGGCACGAAGTAGCGGCGCTGGTCCGAGGCTTCGAACTCCCGGTCGACCGCGCTCGCCCCGGCAATGGTTGGCGTCGAGACGATCAGGATCTTGCGTCGGGCAAAGGTGCGGGTGCGCGCCTCGGCCAGCGAAATCGCATCACCTTCGCCTTCCACGTCCAGCGGATAGCCATCGACTTCATCCAGAAACAGGTAGCGCACAGGCATCGAGCGAAGGCCGACCGCGCTGTTGGCGCCGGTCATCACCAGCACCCCGCCATGGAACTCCTTGGCCAGGATGGTGTTGCCCGAGTCCCGGCTGCGTGCCGGCGCGATCCGCTCCTGGATGGCCGGGCTTTCTTCAATCAGCGCGTCGATGCGCTGCTTCGAGGCCCTCTTGGCCATCTCCACGGTCGGCCACACCGCCATCATCGGCCCCGGGGCGTGGTGGATCACATAGCCCACCCAGTTCAGGCCCAGTTCGGTGCCGCCGACCTGTGCCCCCTTCATGAACACCACCCGCTCGATCGGCGACATGGGCGACAAGCAATCCATGATCTCGCGCAGGTAAGGCGTGCGATTGGTGCGCCAGCGCCCCGGCTCGGAGGCCGCCTTGCTGGAGAGCACCCGGTGTTTGTCAGCCCACTCAGACACCGTGAGCAGCGGATCGGGCGTGAGGCCTTCGCGCCAGGCGCACTCGATCGCGTCCCAGCCTTCGTAGTAGAGCTCGTCCATGATCAATCCACCTTGGGCTGCAAATCGCCCAGGTCTTGCAGCTGTTGGCGCACGGCGGCGTCCAGCGCGACGTGCAGCACATGGGGATCGACGTTCAGGCCAGCAGCCATCTGCGCCGAGATCCGTGCTGGCCAGTTTAGCCAGGCATCCCGCTCGGCCCGGGCCAGCTTGAACACGTGGGCCACGGCCTGCGAGCGATCGACCAGCTCGCCTTTGAGGCGGGCCAGGCGGACTTTGTTGGTCTGTGCCTTGACGACTTCGTTTACGGTGCGCGCCTGCAGCAGCGAGGTGCCACCGGTGGACAGCGCAGGTGACGGCGGCTCGGCTACTTCACGCTGCGGACGGGTGCTGGCAGATGCGGGCGCTTGCGGCATCTCGCGGACTGCTGCAGGAGCCTGCGTTACTTCCCTGGGTTCTGCGGCTACCGACCGCCGAGTCGGCGTGG